AACTCTCCAAACTATTAAACGACTATGGTATGAAAGTGGCCGCGGTTGCCATTCTTTGTCAGGACCCTAGAGTGTTTGAAGCAATGGAGCAGGCAGGAACTCCATGCCCATTTGAAGGCAAGATTGGAGGAGCGGCAGTTAAACAATGGAAGAAGTATGACATCGAAAGACCAGACTACGACAAGTATATGGAGAAGATGGATGACAGATTAAAGATTGATGAACGTATTGCTAAAGAAGATGGTATAATCTCAGAGAACGAATCATTGAAGACAAACATTGATAATGTTGCTAAAGAAAATGCAGAGTTACAAAAAGCAATCGATGAGTTGAAGAAAGCACAAGCAGAATTAATTTCGGCACAACAGGAAGAAATTGAACGCCTTCAAAATTTAGTTCACGAAGACGAAGAGGTTTCTGAAGTAGACGAGTTAACAGACATTGATGAAGTGCCAGTTGTTACAACACTAGATAACGGCAGACAGTCACTTCGTATTCAACTGTAACAATGTGGAAGTTACTTCCCACAATCTTATTACTTTTAATAGTATGCTATACTGATGTACAGGCAGAAACAACATCAGTAACTACGGTCACTTGTGTTGATACTTCAAATAGTCCAGAGACGGGCGATATAACAACAGTATGTACAACTACTGTAGTCACAACGGTAACAACTCCAGAGTCTACCACGACCACAACATCAGTATCAGAAAATCTCACAGACTCTGGCAACATTCTAACTAACTCTACATTCGGTTCAGGCACGACATTTGATGGTTCTGGTTGGACTATAGAAGATGCAGGTAATCATCCGGCAATTACTAATGTAGGTGGGCCAGATGCGCCAACTGTTGGTGGTTCTGTTGCGGCAGAAGATGATACAGTAATAACCCAAACAGTTTCATCAGTTAAAACTGCAACGGGTATGTCAGATGCAGAAATAAAAAATGGATTTCGTTCAACACTCAAAGCAAAATTGTGGTTTTGGAATTACTTAACCAATGTTGTCATTCTTAAACAAGTAATTACAGATAACAACGGCAATACTACTACGCAGACCAGAACGATAACAGATAATGGCTATGGCAGACCTACTAACGGTGGCGCTTGGGAAGACTATGATGACACTTATATTCAAGGAACAAATACCGCAACCGACTTCTCTATCGAGGTGTCAGTTGAAAATGATACATCAAACTATATTGGACACGCCCACCTTGGCCCAGATATCGATGATATAGAATTAAATATAGAACACCACGAAATTACAACGACAACCGAAACAGTAGCGGCAACATCAACTTCATCAACTGCAACTTCGTCAGCAACAACAATTTCATATTGTTGGCAACAGAATCCATCAACGTGTGCAGATGACCAACCAGGAATAGATGACATTGAAGAAGACATTGTAGAGGCAGTTGAGGAAATTGAAGTTGAAGAAGTAACTGTTATCAATGTTACAAACTTAGATGTTGAGGAACTTGTAATTGTTGATGTTACAATGGATGAAGCCATAGAGATGGAATTAACTGTTGACCCAGAACAAACATTTGAAGAAGCATTCACTAACATAATAGAAGAAGCAGGAATGGAAGAAGAATTTGAAGCCGCATTAGAAGATGAAGGCTTAACCGAAGAAGAATTTTTCAATGAAGTCGAAGATGTCATGGAAGAAGAGATGGGTACTCCTGATGTTGAACCAGAAATTGAAACTGAACCAGAAGTTGAAACAGAAACAGAACCAGAAGTTACTACTGAACCAACTATAGAAGATGAAGAAGTTATGAACACATCAGGCTCAGAAGAAACAATGGAAGCAGAAGTTGAAGAAGAAACAGAAGTTGAAACTGAAACTGAGGAAGAAGTTGAAACTGAAACTGAAACTGAAACTGAAGTGGAAGAGCCATCAGAAACTGGAGATGCTGAAGTAGAAGAAGGCGATGATGTAGAGGTAGACGAAGTTGAAGTAGAGGCTCAAGTTGAAGAGATACAAGCAAGTATCGAAAGAGTCATTACTCGAATAGAGGCAAACTTAACTCGTATAGATTTAAAACTAAAAGCAACATCATTTGTACTTGCTAGAGCAATGCAAGACCAACAACCAGATATGACAGAGTATACCACACAAGCATTTTATGACCCAACTGAATTACCAGACAATCGTGATTGGTATGCAGAAGATACAATCTTAGATGCATACGGCAGGTCAATCTATCAAGACGTAGACTTAAGAGATTATTCTAGAAATGACCCTATGGCAGTATACGAAGAAGAGATAAATACAGTGAATAATAATATTAGCCGATTAGAGGCAGAATTGGAGGAATTAGAAAATGAACTTAATGAATAAATTAACATCCTACGCATCATTAATTGGCGTAATCGTAGCAATTGGTGGTGGCTTTTATGCCTGGGGCGAATTCAATACTCGTTTAGATGCTATTGAAAGTAAGAAAGCAGTAAGTCTAGCACCACTTGAAAGTAAAATTTCAACTATCAATGATAGAGTCGCATCATTAGAAGTAGATTTAATTGATAGAATAGATGCACTAAGAGAGAAAGTAGAAGAAGGTAGTGAAGTTGACCTTTCAGTATTAGAAGAATTAATACATGAAGTTGAAGCGGCCATACTTGCTGACTTAGTTGCTATGAAAGTAACATTAACTAAAGTTGATAAAGAAGTTTCTATAGCATTAAAAGAAAATGAATTACAAGACGAAAAAATCGAAGCAGTTAGACTAAAGGCAACTAATCCTTTAGCAACTAACTAACTTCTCAACGGGAGATTATTATGTTTAATAATAAATGGATTTGGATTGCACTAGGACTAGTGGCTTTAGTCACCTTCATGATATGGGGTGTTGATGCTACTATGTGTAAGGAAGCAGTCTGCTAATGTTATCTGACATTGAAAAGAGTACAATGACTTGGCGATGGGCCGCCTTGTCTGTGTACCTTTTAATTTGTTTTTATGATTTCTTATTTGTGCCGGTCTGGTACGGGTTGAACCGACCAGATATAGAACAGTTTATGGAAATTATAAATTCTACAGAACATGTATTAGTCCAGATGGAACTGATGCAGAAACTCACAGGCCAACATTCGCCATTCACCCTTATGGGCGGCGGTTTGTTTCACCTGGCATTCGGTGCAATACTTACAGGTAGTGCAGTAGGAATGGGAAGAAAATAATAATAGGAGACACTATGAATAATATAGAAAGATTGAATAGAAAATGGGTAAACGTACTTCTTTTCATCGTATCATTTTTTGTAGCATGGGAAATTGGTCTATATTTAATGAGTTAAAATAATATTATATGAACAATTAATTCGTATTATATTTAAAAGAGGTCTCTAATGGCCTCTTTTTAGTTTTGCTTGAAGATAAATAAAATACTAAAGAAGATAAATACAATTAGAAATTAATTATAATCGAGGAGATTCTACTATGGCTGATAAAGAACCAAAATTAGCACATCTAGAAGCAGAGAGTTTGGAAACTCACGTAGCCGTATGCTACGAGAGATATCATCACTTTAATAAGTCATTAAAAGATATTAATGCAAAAATTGATAAGAATGAAGTTGAAATGGACAAGGGTTTTAGTGAAGTAAAGAGAATGTTGCTATGGACTGCATCAACTTTATTTTCTACTATGTTGATTGCCATATTTGCACAGATGTTTAACTTTTTAGGCTAATAAAATGTTATTTGAAGAAATTTCTGAAGAAATATATGAAGCGAAACTAGTATATGCTAGAAAAGGAAGGTCAATTATTCGTAAATACAGATGTGGCTCTGGAAGACTTAAAGGCAAGACGGTTTCTAAACCTGGTAAGTGTTTTGCACCAGTAAATATCAAGAAACGCTTCACATTAGCAAGAACAAAAGCAAAAATGGGTGCAAGAATGAAACGTAAGGCTAAGATGACTCGTAGAATGAATCCAGCAAGTAAGAGATTAAAAACTCTAAATAGACGATAACGGAGAATATAATGTCATTAAAGAATCAAATAGAAAAAGAAATGTTTACCGAAGGCAGAGAAGATAGAATACAAGATATTGCATCGCTTATTGATATGCCAGTGGAGGACGTTGATAAAAGATTAAAAACATTGACATTTTCTGATTATATTGAAGTAATGACAGCAGTGAAAACCCAAAACAAAGACACTATTAAACGCATCATGGGACTTGATGAAGCATATAGTAAAGGTTCCCAAGGAACACAAGGAACAATAGCACCGGGGGAAGAGGAAGAAGAAGTAGCAGGAACAGTAGGCATGCCAACTACTTCACAAGATAATGAAAAAATTAAGGCTGCTAGAACACAAGCAATGCAACGTCTAGGCAGAGATAACTTAGGTGGTGCAACAGCACAGCAAACAGCAGACGCAATAGACAAAGCGGGACAGGGGAAAGCATTAACGCCGATACAACGTAGATCTATGGCAGCACAAACGCAGAATTTAGATGCTTTAGCAACAAATCCACAGACCAGAATGCAGTTTAGAAATTTATTAAATAAATTGAGAATGCAACAAAGAAATCAAGAGGGCTAATATGAAATTAACAGAGATATTAGGCGGATTATACGTAATGATTACAGAGGAAGAGGAAGATTTAATAACTAAATATTTCTCTGAAGGAGATTATGTAAATGAATCACAATTGTCAGGTAGAGAATTGAGACTGGCAGAGGTATTATCACACAAAGGTGTGTTAGTTCCTACAATACGAGGATATAAAACTGTTTAACAACTAGGAGTCCCAAATGTCTGCACCAACCAAAAAAGATATCGATTTGATGGCCAATCTGATGAAAATCGTGGATGGCAAAAAACCAACTAAACTCACAGAAACACCTGAAAAAGGTAGTGCATCTCCTATAGATGTTACTCCTGGTGTAAAACGTTCGGATATTGACGCAATGTCAAAAATCATTAAAGGATTTAGTGAGGCAACAACCAGCGTAGCATATAAAGTCAAGAAAACAATCACAGAATCTACTAAAACTGAAAAAGGCGTCAAAGTTGGTGCGTTTTCAGTAGAGAAAAATAAAGAAGATAGATACAATATACTTGATAGTCGTAGTGATTCTATATTATTTCAAGATATTCAATTATATGAGACAGTTTGTTGTATCGCTAATCATCTCAATGAAGGAAAAACAATTAATTCATCAGAAATTATGGAAATAATTAGAATTAATGAATTATTTGAACGTCATTATAGCAGTGCGGTTCAATATAAGCATTCATATCAAGTTGCCAAACGTGTAAATAACGATGGCAGAATGGATATTGCTCAAGCAAGATTTTCCCAAGCAAAACACGAGGCTAGCAAAGCCAAACGTAAGATATCTAATCTCTATGAAACCATAATCCTTTAATATACTAGTAATGTTCGAACGTATAAATAGATTTGTGCATTAAAAAGATAAATACATACAATACATAGTAATACTAGGATAACATTATGGGTTTAAATACAACAAGTTTCTTTAATTCGAACGAAGTTCATATATCTTCACGAATGAACGAATATATGAAGAAAAACTTTGGCTATGAGGTCAAGGGTGATATCGATGAATTACAAGAAGCAAAAAAATCGCTTGAAGCCGAGCAAATTGAGTTGAGAAAACACTCATATATGAATGGCAAGTATATGGAAAATATGCTTATGATTGAAACGATTAATTCATTAGTAAAAGCACACGGCGTTGACATTAAAGAAGGTTCATTTTGGGGCAGAGATGATATGGTTGCTCAAATGAAAAGAGATGAACTAGCGGCAGGAATGAGAAAGTATACAAAAGATACTGATGGTGCCAGTCACGGCACGACTACTTCTGACCCAGAAGAATGGAAAAGATTAGAAGCAGATGGTTACGTATGGGATAAAGATTATTATAAAGACGTAGAGAATGAAGCCTATAATCCTGAAACAGGAAGAGATCCCAATGTAGACACAACAGAGTGGGACGAACTTATTGCAAAGGCAAGAAAAAAACAAGGTATCAGTGACGAAGAAGAAATATGGTTTAATTATGGAGACATTGGTGGAAACATAATTGTTAATCCTAAGTCAACTATAGAAGACCAGATTGCTGAATTGTTAAGTAGAGAGCCTTACAACATTAGTGCAATGGAATTTGATCCTAGTAAAATAGAAATTACAACTCCAGACCAAACAAATCAAGATGCCGAAGATGAAGAAGAACAACATCGTAGAGATGTGAAACACGGTCTTTATGGCGATGAAGAATGGGCTGAGAGTCTTGAAGAAGATGATTACGATGATGGCAAACTTAGACTAGACCCTAAAACAGGCAAGTATGACCCAGAAGAAGTAAAACAGATGCAACAACAAGGCGCAGAAATGGCTAGACAAAAGGCTAATCAGAATATGCGAGACAAATTAAACAGAGATATCGATGTATCTCAAAAGGCTCATACTATTACAGTAGAGTATGACCTTGAATTAGATACACCCAAATCCAAAAATCCTTTGTTAAAGAAACACTATCAATTGATGAAGAAATTTAATGTCTTTATTTCAATGCCTCACTGGGAAGAAGGTCCTAAGGACAGTGGCTTCGGTCAGTGGTTTGCTGATGTTAGAGGTTCCAAAGAGAATCTTAAAGGTTGGTTAAAGGCATGGGAATATGATTACGATGAACGAGATTATGAAGATATGGGTCTTGAAGAATCACAACTTGATGAATTTGGTCCAGATGAACGTTATCTGAAAGTTGGTAATACAACTACTATTGCAAATAAAAAAACAGGTAGTGTAAGCAGTAACTTAAACTTAGGTGGTGATAAAAATGTAAGAGTTAATAATCACTTTAATAAAGATGGTTCACAAGGCAAAGTAACTGCATCAGGAACAGTTGGAGGAATGAAATTTAAAGCCAGCAATCAAGCAAATTTCAAAACTCCAAAAGCATCAGTAAACGGTGTTAATATACCTTTGAACGCATCTAAAAAACGAAAAGTTAAAGAAGATGATGAAATGTATAAACGAACAGCAGATGCAGAAAAAGGTCCTGAACATTATCGATGGAAGAACGACTCACAATTGGCTGTTGTTATAGGTCGTATTGAAGGTGCCATAGATGAACTGGACAATGCAATACAATATAGAGGCGAAAACAGTGCCAAATTTTTTAATAATGGCGACAAAGCAGGCGTCGGCGGCTTAATGGGAATTAAGCAAAAACTAGAAGACATACATTCTGAATGGGATAAAAATACAGAATACTACGGAATGTAATATATTATAATCGAGGAAATAAAATGAAAAAAACTAAATTAGAAAAATCTTTGATGGAAGAGTTAAACTCTCTACTTGAAGTTGATGCCGCAGAAGCAGAAATCACGATGGCTGCCAGAGGTATTGTTGATGAATTACAAGACGTAATTGAGAAACTAGGCAAAATTCAAAACGACCAAATCGGTCCACTAGCAGACGAAATGGCATATTCACATGGTCCAGACCAAGCGGCAACGTTTAAGGATTCAGTTGATGATGCAATTAACGGTTTACTAGGACAAGCACGTTCTGCCAAAGATGCAGTAGCAGACGCAACATTAGTATTATCAGGCGAGAAAATGGCTGATGATATGAGTGATGTTGAACTTGGTGGCGATATGGGTGATGACTTAGAAGATGATATCGTAGCAGATATTGGCGGTGATGAATCAGCATCAGGTGAAGAGGATAATCCGTTAGGCAGAGAAGAAAGAGCCTAACATGAAAATTAGTCTACTCTTAAAAGAGAAGGCAAACTATGATGCACAGTTAATCGGTGACATAAATGCCTATCTTATTTCATTGAAAGCAAATGATATTCCTTCTATTGACACTGAGATGATGGTTCGTGAGTTAAATGGAATGGGCTATACAGTTGACGAGGAATCTTTGGTCGATTTATTAGCAAATAGTAAATATGTATCAAAGGTTACAGTAGACACTATTGACCTAGAAAATAGATATAATAAAAATACCGACAAGGCTGACAGCAAAGACACTGTACACAAATTAGCAGTTAAATCTGCGAAAAAAGGAGTAAAATAATGGCATTAATAGTTATAGGTGAACAAAAAATCATATCACCAGAAGAGATGAAAATACTTACTTCGAAAAATGCAAAGAAAGATGATCCATTTGCTGGACTTTCTCCAGAAAAGAAACAACTTAGAAAAGAAGTTCAGGATGCAAAAAGACATCGTGAATTCATGGGTCGTGTTGAAGCAAACAAAACTAAGATTGTAGATGAAGTAATAGCAACTGATGAAGTAATAGCAACAAGCGAAATCGTATCAATTGCAGTAGGTGAAGAAATTTCAACTGTAGAAGAAGAAATAATAACACCAGAAGTTGATTTCGAATCAATGACTAAAAAGCAAATTGATATGTGGGCTGAAGAAAATCTTGGCATTCAATTAGACAGACGCCACACTAAAGCAAAACTAATAGCCGAAATAAAAGAAAATCTATAAACCACTTGCCTTTCGAGTCAAAGTGTAGTATACTTATGCTATGCTTAAAGAAAAATACAAATATTCCCCAATAGACAGAGTAACAGTAAATGGTAATAGACATTATCAGACTCCTACTGGCTCTCCATTACCCAGTGTAACCACCGTTTTAAGTTCATTAGCAGATAAAACTGCGATATATGAATGGCGAAAACGTGTAGGCAACGAAGAAGCCAATCGAATAACGAACTTGGCAACTGGTATTGGAACACAAGTTCACTTACATTTAGAAAAACACATTCTCACAGAAGATAGACCTGGCGGCACAAATCTTATTCATCAAATGGCAAGAGAGTTATCACAAATTGTTATCGACCGAGGGTTATCAAACGTAGATGAAGTATGGGGAACAGAAGTTCCTTTGTATTATCCTGGATTATATGCCGGCACGGCAGATTGCATTGGAGTTTGGAAAGGCAGACCAGCAATGATTGATTTCAAAACTACTCGTAAACCAAAGAAACGAGAATGGATTGATGATTACTTTTTACAATGTTCAGCATATGCAGAAGCCCATAATAAATTATATGAAACAGAAATTAAAACATCGGTAATTATGATGATTGGTTGGGACGAAGAAGCAGACAATATGGGTAATTATCAAGAATTTGTTGTCCAAGATGAAGAATTTGACAAGTATTCAGTAGAGTGGGCTGGCAAGGTAGAAGAATACTTTGATAAATTTATGTAATATTACTCTCAAATGATAAATACATACAACTAGGAGAGTAATATTATGGCAACAACAAATGTAAAAATTCTATTAAGACGAGGCGCCAGATCCGAGTTATCAGCAGATACGCTGTTAACAGGTGAAATGGGATTCGCAGACGATACTAATCAGTTATATGTTGGTATTGATGCGGCTATTGATGAACTAGTATTTGATCCTTTTGCTAACGCACACGCAGTCATCCAGTCATATTTAAATACATATACAGCAGAACCAGGCTTAATTGTAGATGAAGACTTGGTAATTAGAAACGTATCAGATGTCGATGCACTTCTTCTAGATATGGCAACTAATGGTTCATTTAATGCATATCAATTTGGTAGAGCAAGACGAAATGTAGAAGTTCTCACTGAGAATAGTTTTAATCAAGCATTTGCTAACATGCATTTAGAAGCCCACGAAGCGGCAACAGGTAAACGTTCTGATTTATTTAAGAAATCATTAGCAACAACGTCTGGCACATTTCTAAAATATGCAAAAACAGACTGCACTACCTTTTTTATTGACTATTCATTAAAACAAGTAGGTACTACTGACACATTTGTTCGTGTTGGCACAATTAAAGTTATTAATGGTGTCCCTCAAGGAATTACTCAAGTTAAACTCGCAGATGATAATACAGAAATCTGGCAAGATGATGGCGATGGAACTGCCGAAGCAGATGAATTTTCTAATATTGAATTCATTTCAGTTATAGATGGCGATGATATAAAGATAAATTACACACAAGACGCAAACTTTAGTACTGAAATATCATATACTGTAAAACGATGGACGATGTAACTGTTCAGTTACGATTAAATCACAAAATTCACTAATTTATACTTCAGAAATCATATGAAGATATAAGTTTGTCTAAAAATAATTATGTGTGTACATAATTATATAAATAAATACATATAATAACAAAGGTAGAAAAAAATGCTAAAAGAAAAAACGTACAACTCAGGTGATATAGTAACAGTATACTTACAAACTGGACAAGAAATATTAGGTAAATTCGTGTCAGAAGATGATACTACTACTATTATTAAGAAACCATTAACTGTAGCAATAGGACCACAGGGCGCGGCTTTTCAAACATTCACTGTAACAGGTGATAGTGAAAATGACGTTTCTTTTAAGACAGGAAAAATCATTTCTGTATTAAAGACTAATGATGCGACCTCAAGTTCATATATAGAAGCAACGTCATCAATTATAACTCCAGATAAAGGAGGAATTATTCAATAATGTCACAAGCCGCTAGAACAACTGACCCAATATCACCACATTCACCATGTTCGCCAGAGCAATGCGGACCTGGAAGTGATAATGTGATTATTCAAGGATTGCCAGCATATCGTGTAACTGATAAAACAGTACCACATGGTATTCCACAACCTGTAAGGGGATGTGTTCCACATGTTACACCATTAGTTCAAGGTTCTAAAAATGTTTTAGTAAACAATAGACAAGCAGGAAGAGTAGGAGATGCTCATTCTTGTGGTGTTAAAGTCGTATCAGGTTCAAGTAAGGTGATTATAAATGGCTAGTGAAGCGGAAATCGAAAGACTATATCAGTTATTTGTTGCTAAAGGTGGCGGAGCAGGAACATTCGATAATACAAATTTAACACCAAAACAATATTCTGATGCAATGGCATCATCACAGTTGACTGCATTGCAATTAGCACAATTACAAGCCAGAGAACATCAATATAATAAATCAGTTGCGTTAAATTCTATAGCAGATGAAATAGAGGCTAACAACTTTAGTAATCCATATGCGGCACGAGGAGCATATAGTTCATCGCTATTCGGGTCAAGTGGATTGGCAACTGGCGCAACGAATGTAGGATCATTAATTAGTGCATTGTCGGGATTTAGTACAGTTGAAAAGGCAGCAATTTTCGGAGGAGTATTGGCGGCAACTGGTGTAGATTTAGACCAAATTATAAAAATTGCAGGATTATCAGCATTAGGAATAGCAATGTTTTCATCGCTAGTAGACCATACGAATAATCAGACTGCAAACATACCACAAACAATGGCAGATGCAAGTTCCCTAGCATCAATGAATTCACAATTCGGACCAGCCGGTGGTCCTTTACCACCAGGAGAAACTGATTGTGCAAATTTTAATGATTTAATGGGAATATTAGGTGGTGCATTTGATGGTACTTTAGATTTTATCGACAGTACAATTCAGGCAATTGTTTCATTAATAAATGAAACAGGTATAACAGATTTATTAACAGATATTATTGCGGCAATTGGCGGAGCAGGTAGTATTGTAGGAGATGTAATAGGCGCCATAATACAAGCATTAGTTGGGGCAGGAGTAGCATTGATGAAGACTCTTTCTCCTCTAGTAGGAAAAATAGTAAACGCAATAGGAGCCATGACAAGTCAAATTGCAAAAGAAATTGCTGGTTTAGTTGATATGGCAGCGGAATTGATCCGCAAAGCACTAGCATTAGTTCTAGGTGGTGCGGCATTAGACCCTTGTCAACGTGCAGTATTAACGAATACTGGTTCAGATGTTATGAAAGATGCAGTTACTAAATTAAATCAACCACTCGCCTCAGGACCTCCTCATATGATAGGAACAACTGCTGATGATAGAGCAAATCCAGATAGAGTCAATCAAGTAATGGACGGTGTCCATAAAAAGGCAGATTTGGCTCAAGGTGTAGTGCAGTCTCCACTAATAGAATCAGCAAAAACTTATATTCCAAAAGACTCGGATCTTCATCCTGCAGTAATGTCAGAAGATGGCGTATTCCCAGATATACCCACGGGCTCAACATATGCAGAAATGGAAGTACACGCCTATCAAATCTGGATACAAGTCGGTTTTGATTGGAACACGAGGCAGATGCAGTATATGGCTACTGCCAAAGAACATGAAAGAACAATGGCATACGCATACAAGACTAGAGATTGGACTGGCACCGAAAAGCAGGCATTGAAAAGGCGATTACAAGAGTTGATACAACTTAATTGGAAACATCAAGATAATATTAGTCAATTAAAAAATAACATAGAATTATCATTCTTTTATTTCACTCCTGGTGGAAAGAAAGATGAAAGTATAGAAGATGCTATAGAAAAAAGATATTATAATTATCTTAAGCCAGCAATGGAACGCACATATAAAGCCGCTGTCGCTTTTCAGGAATCTTCTGCAATAGCATGGGAAAGTATTGAGAATGCCACCTATGGTTAGTATTGACAATGCCACATATTAGTGTTATAATATAGACATACTTTAAGATAAATAATAGAATATCGGGAGGGAACGATGCGAGTTAATGACATAATTAAGACAATTGACGAGGGATTGTATGATTCCCACATTTTCAAAGCCGTATTCATGGCAGGCGGCCCAGGTTCGGGCAAAAGTTATATTGCAAAATCGAATTTATTAAAAGGTACTGGATTAAAACCTGTAAATTCAGATGACATATTTGAATATAAAATGGATAAATTAGGTTTGGATTATGAAGATCCAGATGTAATTTATAGTGATAAAGGCCAAGCAACCAGAAATAAAGCAAAAGAACTAACTGCAAAAAAAGAACAAATGTATCTTGACGGTAGATTGGGATTAATTATAGATGGCACCGGAAGAGACTTAGTTAAGATAGCAAATGCCAAAGAGAAATTAGTTCAGATGGGTTATTCCTGTATGATGTTATTCGTTAATACAAGTTTAGATATAGCACAAGAAAGAAATTTAGAAAGAAGAAGAACTCTTAAATCTGATGAAGTAGAAAAAATGTGGAGTGCAGTGCAAAATAATATGATGAAATTTCAGCAATTATTTGGTGCAGACAAATTTCAAGTTATTGATAATAATGGTGGTCTTGAAGACCCAGATAGAGCAGATAATTTCGAGGTAGTTGGAAAGAATATTGATAAATTTATCAATAGACCACCATCAAATAGATACGCTCTTGCTTGGATTGAAGACCAAAAGAAGAAGAAAAACACATTGAATCAGCAAAAGTAATGGAATGAAATCAATAGTAGATAATTTATCTAAATTTAGAAAAGAAATAGATTTAGATTTCATCAGAAAGACTCACGTTCATTATTGCACACCATGTTACGCAGGTCAAATTTCTGAACCATATTTTAGGTCATGGACTAAAGGTCACATGATGTTTACAAAATATGATATTCCGTATACATTAACAACAAGTGCAAATGAGAGTTTAGTTTCTAGAGCAAGATGTCATATGATGGCATATTTTATGTCTAATCCTGACGCAACTCATATGATGTTTATTGATGCTGATATAAATTTTGATGCGGTAGATATATTACATATGTTACAACACGATAAAGATGTCATAGTTGGCGCATATCCAAAAAAACAATTAGACTGGGAATCTGTTAAAGATGCAGTTGATAGAGGAATAGATGAAGGCTCACTCAAAGATACTGCGGCAAATTATGCAATAAATTTTGATTGGGATTACAATGAAGAAACTGATACTCGTAGATTAGATATTCAAGATGGATTAGTTAAACTTAAAGATGCAGGCACTGGATTTATGATTATTAAACGAAGTGTTATCGAAAAGATGATAGAAAGTTATCCAGAGTTGTATTTCAATAACGACTTGCATTTAGATGAAGAGTTTTCAAAATGGACATATTTGTTTTTTGATTGTATGCACGAAGAAGATACAAAGAGATATCTTAGTGAAGACTATGCTTTTTGTCGAAGATGGCAAAAACTAGGTGGTGAAATTTGGTTAGATCCGTTAGTGAAATTAGACCACGTTGGTCATTATACATTTAACGGTAATGTAGGAAAAATGTTTTATTCAGTAAAAGACACAGTTATATTGTAAGTATATAACGCTTAAAGTTTTAAGCATAACTACTGTATAGATAAAGAAAATTTTTAATACTGGAGGATATTTAAAGATGGGTTTAATAAAGAAATACACTGAGGTGTATGCTAGTAAATCACATGATGAGATGTCACTTACTGATTATCTTAAATTGTGTAAAAAAGATAAATTAGCATATGCATCTGCGGCAGAGAGATTACTAAAAGCAATTGGAGAACCAGATGTAGTTGATACTAGCACTGATGCTCGATTAAGTCGAATCTTTCTAAATCGAACAATCAAGGTTTATCCGGCATTCTCAGATTTCTATGGAATGGAAGAAGCCATTGAGAGATTAGTGTCGTATTTCAGACAATCTGCTCAAGGACTAGAAGAAAAGAAACAAGTATTATATCTACTAGGACCAGTTGGTGGTGGTAAATCATCATTAGCAGAACGTCTTAAAGAGTTAATGGAAAAATATCCAATATACGTACTCAAAGCAGGTGATGAAATTTCACCAGTATTCGAGTCTCCATTAGGACTATTTGACCCAAAAGAATTCGGAAAAGATGCTAAAAAAGAATATAGCATTCCATCACGATATCTTACTGGATTATTATCACCATGGGCAGTAAAAAGACTAGATGAGTTTGAAGGCGACATTTCGAAGTTTAGTGTTGTTAAAATGTACCCATCTAAGTTAAAGCAAATCGGTATTATGAAGACTGAGCCAGGTGATGACAACAACCAAGATATTTCAGCACTAGTTGGTAAGACTGATATTCGTAAATTAGAATTCTTCTCACAAAATGACCCAGATTCATACGCATTCTCAGGTGCGTTATGTCGTGGTAATCAAGGTGTTATGGAATTCGTAGAGATGTTTAAAGCACCAATCAAAGTATTACATCCATTATTAACAGCAACACAAGAAGGTAACTATATGGGTACTGAAGGTATTTCAGCAATTCCATTTAATGGTATCGTAGTTGCTCACTCAAATGAGAGTGAATGGGAAACATTTAGAAATAATAAGAACAATGAAGCATTCTTGGACAGAGTATATATCGTTAAAGTTCCATATTGCTTACGTATAAACGAAGAAACATCTATCTATCAGAAAATGTTAGATGCGTCAGGACTAGATAGTTCTCAATGTGCGCCACATACACTTGATATGTTAGCACAGTTTTCAGTTCTTTCAAGATTAAAAGAACATAAGAACTCAAACTTGGCGGCTAAATTAAGAGTATATGACGGTGAAAATCTACACGATGTAGACCCTAAAGCAAAAAGTATGCAAGAATATAGAGATGTTGCGGGAGTAGATGAAGGAATGAACGGAATGAGTACTCGTTTCGCATTTAAGATTCTATCACAAACATTTAACTTTGACCCAGAAGAAATTGCGGCAGATCCAGTACATCTTATGTATGTGTTAGAAACTTCTATTAAACGTGAACAGTTCCCAGAAGAAACTGAAGACAAACTATTATCATTCATCAAAGACCATTTAAGTGTCAAATATAGTGAAGAAGTAGGAAAAGAAATTCAAAAAGCATACTTAGAGAGTTATAACGAATATGGACAAAATCTATTCGACAGATACTTAGATTATGCTGACCACTGGATTCAGAACATTGATTATAAAGATGCTGATACTGGCAACCTATTTGCACGTGAGTCATTAAATGAAGAACTAGAAAAGATTGAAAAACCAGCGGGTATTGCCAATCCAAAAGACTTTAGAAATGAAGTTGTGAATTGGGTATTAAGAGCAAGAAGTAACTACGAAGGAAAGAATCCACCATGGACTGCTTACGAAAAGATGAAAGAAGTAATCGAACACAAAATGTTTGCAGGAACAGAAGAATTACTTCCAGTTATTTCATTTGGTAGTAAGAAATCTAAAGAAGACCAGACTAAACATGATGATTTCATAGATAGAATGGTAGCGAAAGGGTATACGACCCGACAAGTTAAACGATTAGTGGAATGGTATATGCGGGTTCAGAAGTCTAACTAGAGGAAGACTTTATGGCAAATACAATCATCGACAGAAGAAAGAATGGTGACTTGAGAAACCCTGGTTCAAAATCTTCGGACAATCGTCAAAAATTTATCAAAAGAACTAGAGAAGAAATACGTAAAAGTATTCATGATACTTTGGGTAAACGTAGTATTCAAGGTTCTGGCGACTCACAAGATGTGGTTATCACTCGAAAAGGCATTGACGAACCACAATTCAATCATAATCCACAAACAGGCTCACGTGATATAGTTCTTCCAGGCAATGAAGACTTTGTTGAAGGAGACCACTTAGAGAAACCAAAAAGTGGTGGCGCTGGAAGTGGCGGTGGTGAAGGTGAAGCAAGTAATGAAGGCATAGGCGAAGATGAATTTGGTTTTGCGTTAAGTAATGACGAATTTGTTAATATTCTATTCGAAGACCTAGAACTACCTCACATGATTTCTAAAGAAAACAAAGCAGTCGAAAGATTTGAACTCACTCGTAGTGGTTATACAAACGATGGTAATCCATCACAAATGAATTTAGAAAAAAGCATGGTCAATTCTCTTGGTCGTAAG